ATTCACCCGGTTTATATCCGTCTAGTTTAAACCGCCACGTGAATCGCGAATTCAACCCTTCATTGAGACTGAAAAAACAGTCATTGAGTTCCTTCTCATATCCAGCAATAATGACCATCCAATTGTGTTTATGTTCGCTCAATGCCTCGCACAGGGTATCCACACACTCTTTCGCAAAACTGTCGCGTTTCTCGGAATTACCGAGTGAATATGCCTCGTCAATAAACAAGACCCCGCCAAGCGATGCTTTAATCATATCCTTCGTTTTGATTGCGGTTTGCCCTAAATATCCCGCAACGAGGTCGTTCCTGCTGACTTTTTTGAAGATTTTCTTGTTTAAAATCCCGAGATTGCTGAAAATCCGGCCGATGATTTTCGCGACTTCGGTCTTGCCTGACCCAGGGGGGCCATAGATGACCGTATGCATAAAATCACCCTTGGTAGGTAACGCCGCAAACCCATTGCCGCCGCCGCTGTCGTCCGTAAATGGATTTTTTTTCATACTTTCCGATATACGTTGGTTCAACGTTTTGAAATCAAATGGTCCCGGTTTTGAGGGGTCTAATGCTTGATAGGGTGCCGCAAATGGGTTAAATATAGGGTCCGCACTGGGCGGCGGCGGTGCCACCGACGCGATGTCCTTTGTCGTATGTTTATTCTCCGGAATATGAAGGTCCTGTAAATAATAGAGAATCTGGTCTACAATGGTTTGTTTGATTGTATCCATTCCAATCATATTCGATAAATCGCGCAAGGGTTCGCGTATCGCATGAATTGCCGACATATTGATATTGTATTTCTTGGTTTCTGATAATGGGTATTTATCACACAGTGCGATGAGACCGTCAATGTGTTGGATATTTTCGCGAATTTCTATCATCTCGGGAACAACGGCTGCGACGGGTGCGACGGGTGCGTTCTGAACTGGAAAAATACACGTGATTGGCGCCCCAGAAAAAAATGAAAGCTGCTGCTGGGGTGTTGTCGGCATAAATGGCGTAAATATCATATTCATAAATGGATTCGGGACTGGAGCCGGAGCCGGAGCCGGAGCCGGAGCCGGAGCAGAAGGTGTAAATTTATAAATACCGGTTTCATCCACAAATGAATATGGTGTCTTTGATTTATGAAAATAATCGTGTAATTGCTGCTCCATATTTGATACTTGCTTTTCGTTTTCAATACGTTCTTTTTCACGCTGTTTGAGTGTGTCCTGGCGTGATGGAGGCGGCGCATTCGGATTCGGATTCGCATTCGCATTCGCATTCGGCGGAGAAATCGGGTTAGGTGGACTCTTATAGTACCAACGGCGCTTTTTTCGTGGAGGTTGATTGTTGTTATTGCGATGATTGTCGGCCATTTATCAAAAATATACACCAACGTCGGGTAATAGAATATCCCATTAAAGGTTTATATCCATTTCATAACTCTGTTCAAACTTATCATTCGAAAAGAACATAAAAATAAATTGAAGATACTTTATAGTTTATCCTGAACAATATCAATCAGGGTCAATTCAATTCAATTCATTTCATTACATTTCATTACATTTCATTATTGTTAATCACAAATATGCCAAAACTTATCCGCAAACAAAAATTATCGGCGGCACCAATGAGTATACCCATTCCCGAAGAAGAAAAAGAAGCACCGCCTGCCAAGACGACGACGAAGACGACGACGACGGACAATACCGAGGAGACTAACAATAACGACGAAGAAACCATGATTCAATCCTATGAAAGGTTGAACCCCCGATACGCCGCAAATATCGACGCCGCCGCCGCCGCCGCCACTGCGTCGCTTCAAGACAAAATACAAAGCCGCATCGGCAGTTATATTGAAGAACCGTGGATGATTATCGGCTCTTATTTCGAAGGAAAACATCTCGACCAACTGGTGCGTCATCAGATTGAGTCCTACAATGATATGGTGAACGTCCAACTGAAGCGAACCGTTGACATGTTTAATCCGGTCAGAATCGCATCCGACCAAGATTATGACAGAGTCACCCACAAACACCGCCTAGAAATAGAAGTGACGTTTGCGAATTTGTATTTGTCCCGTCCGCAAATTCACGAAAATACCGGCGCAACCAAAATCCTCTTTCCACAAGAAGCCCGACTTCGCAATTTCACATACGCGTCAATGATGACGGTGGATATCATGGTGAAGTATATTGTGCGCGGAACGGCGCCCGACAGCGACCAAATTACGATACATCACAAGGTCTTCAATCAAATCCAAATCGGAAAACTGCCGATTATGTTGAAATCGTGTATTTGCGTATTGACGCAACACAAGCATCTTGACCACAATGTCACCGGCGAATGCCCCTATGACGCTGGCGGGTATTTCATCATCAATGGAAGCGAAAAAACCGTGCTGGGACAAGAGCGCGCGGCTGAAAACAAAGTCCTCTGTTACAATGTCGCCAAAAACAACAACAAGTGGCTCTATGTCGCGGAAATCAAGTCCATCCCCGATTCCAAGTGTATTTCGCCGAAACAAATCAATATGATGGTGATGACGAAGCAAAACGGGTTCGGACACCCTCTCGTCATCCAAATCCCCCGAATGAAGCAGCCGATTCCATTATTCGTCGTGTTTCGCGCACTTGGCGTCTTATCGGACCGCGAGATTTGCGAGTATATCGTGCTTAATGTCAGCGGCGACGGCGACGGCGACGGCGACGGCGACGGCGAGAGCAGCAAGGGCAATGGCAACGGCGCAGAATTAACCGACAGACTGCTTAAGGCGCTTCAAGCATCCATCATTGACGCCAACGGTATTATGACACAGGAAGACGCGGTCAAATATTTCACATCCCAGGTCATCTTTACGCCTATCAATATGGATAAAGAAACGGGCGCGATGAAGAAGCGCGAGTTCGCACACGAGGTCCTTCACAATGACCTATTCCCTCACTGTAATACCGCGAAACAACGATTATTCTTCCTCGGATATATGGCGAACAAACTACTGCGCGCATTCTTTGAAATCAACAAACAGGATGACCGCGATTCGTATTTGAATAAGCGCGTTGACCTGACCGGCGCACTTCTGAATAACCTCTTCCGGAATTATTTCAACAAACTTGTCAAGGATATGTCGAAACAAATCGTCCGCGAAATCAATACGGGGTCTTGGCGGTCTACCGAGGATTACTTGAATATCGTAAATGATACAAACATGTATAAAATCATCAAATCGACGACCATTGAAAACGGGTTGAAGCGTGCGTTATCCACAGGTGATTTCGGGATTAAGAGTATGACGAGCAATAAGGTCGGTGTGGCGCAGGTGCTGAATCGCTTGACCTATTCGTCCAGTTTGAGTCATCTCCGCCGTATCAATACACCGATTGACAAGAGCGGCAAACTGGTGCCGCCGCGCAAGTTACACAATACGTCATGGGGATTCCTTTGTCCCGCAGAGACGCCGGAAGGCGGGAGTATCGGTGTTGTCAAGAATATCAGCTATTTGAGTCACGTGACCATCCATAGTAATCCGACGTCGCTTCACGCGTATATTGATGAATATATTGAGCGTCTGGACACACTGACGCCGCGCGACACCTATCGCCAGGTGAAGGTGTTCGTCAACGGAATCTGGTTGGGAATTACGCGCGACCCACTCCGTTTGTATCGCGAATTCAAGCTAATGAAATGGCGCGGAGTTATCAATATATATACATCGGTGGTCTTTGACTATCCGAATGCGGAAATCCGGATTTGTAATGACGCAGGGCGGATGATGCGCCCGCTCTTGCTGGTGAATCAGGAGACGAACGACCTCTTCATCACGAAGGACATGATAGACCGGGTGGCGGCGAAGGAGATTGGGTGGGATGACTTGCTGACGCATATCGCGAGCGCGAGCGGCTGCGCGGAGGAGGAGGCGGCGGCCGCCCCCAATCACGCCGTCATTGAATATATTGACCCAGACGAGCAGGGGTTCAGTATGATTGCGATGCGCCCGAAGCATTTGTCGCGTAATGAGAGGGACACGGCGACATCCCCCTATATTTACAAGTATTCGCATTGTGAGATTCATCCGAGCACGATTTTCGGGATTTTGGCGTCGTGTATTCCGTTCCCAGAGCATAATCAGGCGCCTAGGAACACGTATCAGTGTTTGGATATTAACGAGACCGTGCTGATGAGTGATGGTCGGCGTATACCCATCAAAGACGTCAAAGTCGGCGACGAAGTGGTGACGTATCACCCGACATCATTTGAAGTCAGCAAGACCACCGTCGTGAATCATTTCATCCAAGAAAACACGCAACCAGTATATAAGATTACCACT